CGGAAATATTCCGATATAATATAATTAATCTAACAATTTTGAAATCAAACTTCTTTCAGTAAGATCTTCTGCATTTTTTTGTGCTCTTTCCTCAGCTCTTGTTATTTCTCTATCTGTAAATAATATACAACGTTTGTTAGCTCCATCCCAGTCAGATACCCATATAGCAATATAAGTATCATTTTCATGAGTGAATGATTTAGTCTTAGTATTTTTAACTCTAAGAAGTCTTCCTAAACGTGTAAGTATTTCCATTAATCTCCTATTTTAACTATTTCATAATTAAGATATACAGTGGTCCAAGCTGTTGTTCCACTAAGCTGAGCAATTCTAACAGCAATACTACCATTTGCAGTAATTGGTGCAATAGTAGCTATAGAGTTAATACTTGCATGAGCTACACTAACTTGTACAAAATATTTATCTACATCAGCTAAAAGTAACTCAGAGTCACTAAGAGTGATTGTTAATGTACCTGTATTAGAAGTGGTAATTTTAACTACACCTTTTTTAGTAGTGATAGCTTGTGTTCCTGTAGCTGCTGCTGTTAAAGCAAGAGTGTATAAAATTTGATCATTAAGATCTCTAGATAAAGCATTTGTATCTGAAAGTCTAGCAAATGTAGATTGTTTATATCTAGCTGCTCCTGCAGCTTTAATATTTTTATCAGGAGAACTAGGATTTTGTATTAATCTTTTAAGAGCAGCCATGGATTATATATTTTAAAATGTTTAAGTAATTGAACCTAATAAGGACTGCAAATCCTTCATCCGATCAAAATGGTGTGCATACTATAGGTGGTCTAAGGATACTATCCTTAGATTGGGTATTATTTCTTTCCTTTTGAGCTGCCACCAATATTCATCTTAGTCATTGCTGACTTAGGAGCAGAAGATTGGACAACACCTTTACCTGCATTTAAACCAACAAATACACCTTTAGAGCCAGGAGTTGTTTGAACAGAAACTTTTGCATTTCCACCACCAGTACGTCCTGTAGCTTTATCTTGTGCAGATTTAATAGCAACAGATTTTGGAGTGTTAGGATTACCAGCCATGTTGTATATATTTAAATATTAAAAATAATATAAAAAGACTCAGGTGCTGATCTTACGGTAAGCACCTGAGTACTATTATAATTAGAATGATCCACCAGTTACTGGGTTTCTCATAACGATCTTCAACACTTTAGTTGGATCCTTAACCCAGATAGCAGGCATTGTTTGTGTCATAAATACTCTGTAACCATTGAAGTTGCCACTAGACTGGAAGCCTTGTGTACGACCCATATAGTCCATTGTACCATTTTGATAGAACCATTTCAATTGATTATCCCAGCTTAATTTCAACAAGAAGATGTTGTCATTAGTATTATCTGTGATATCAAAAATAATGAAATTGTATGAACTTAATGGGAAACCATCAATAATTGGATTCTCAATATCATTTGTATGTACATTATCAAAAGCTGGATTCAATACAAACTTAACGTTAGCTAAGAATGGTATGATGTAGCTAGTGTAAGCAAATCCAAAGTTTAAGTCCATTCCAGTACCAGTTACAGCACCAAGCTCATGAGCATTAAGAACAAGACCAGAGTTAACTGCTTCTTTCTTAATTGCTTCATTAACAAGCTTCATACCACCCATACCAGTTTGTACAATCAAAGCACGTTGAGGATCTGGTCCTTTGAATTCAACTTTACCATTAAAGAAGTTGAAAATTTCAGATTTGAAAAGATCCAAATTAAAAGATGCTTTGTTATATATACGTTTGTAAGAGTTATCTAATTGCTTCCAAAGACCAACTGATAAACGAATATCATCTGGACCATCTTGTCTAACTTTACCACCTTGTCCCCACATTAAGTAAGTTTCGATGTCATTAGCAATTTTAGTCAAATGAGCTGCTTCTAAAGTAGTCAAGAAAGAACGTGTAAGCTGACCATTTGCATAAGCCTTCTTAACGTAATCTTTACCCATTTTATCAGCCATTGTTTCCAAGTTAGTGATAGATGGATCTACATTCTTATCGAAGTTTCTCCACATTTCAATTACTGGAACTGTACCATCAGCTTTCATACCACCTTTCATCATCAAGTCAGCACGACTAGAAATAGAATAGTGAACGTGAGCTTCTGCTCCTCCTACATAGTTGTAGAATTCACGGAAACCAGCAGATACATTACCAATGTCAGAAAATCTTTCTCCGTATTCTCCACGAGCAGAACCTTTACGGAAAACCTTAGTACCAATTTTAAGATATTTGTTATCCAAATACTTAGTGTTGTCGTTGTTTACCAACTGTACTGTGTAAATGAAACCGTCACCAGCTGGGATAATATCATCCACTGTGATGTACATTTCCACACCATTGTACTTGTCATAAGTGATGATGTCACCATGACCAAATGAACGCTTGTTTAATTTAATCTTGAAGGTTTGTCCATCAACACCTTTTGTAGCATTAGATGATTCAATATCTTCAACGATGTAAGGAAGATCCTGAGCAACAGGAATCTGCCATTTGTACTCACCACGGTTATTATCTACTGAAATAACGTTCTTACCACCAAAAGATGACATTTGATACAAAGGCATTTCTACTTTTTGTGCCATTGCCCAAAGATCTACTGGACCTAAATCTGTAGGTTCAGCTGACTTAAGGAGGTTAGAAAGGTGGTACGAATCTACGTGTGAACTTGTGTTATACACATTGTCACGTAGGAAAATACCATTGTTTAAAACTGGGGTTGCCATAGGGCTTAAAATTTAAGGGTTAATAATTAATTATCTTTTAAAAATATTTTGAGGTTTAGCTATTTTTTTTGATTTTTGATTGTCATCTTCTTCTTGATAAGTAGAAACATTTTTACGAGATTGTTCTGTTTTAAGTTGTCTCACTGTTTGTTCTACTGCTTGGTTCTTTCCTTGTTTCATTAAATTACCACGGTATTCATCAGGATTAGAAAGTAACCAAAGAGCTTCAGCAATTAAAGGATAGTCAGGTTCTACAAACTGATACTTCTCTAAAAGGTGTCCTAATAAATTAGTAGGTTTACCTGATATAGAAGGATATTGTGGTTGAACAAGTCCGCTATATAATTGAGCTTGAACTTTTTTATCTAACTTAAGACCATTAATTTCTGCTGGTCTTAAAGCTTCAAATACATTTCTTTGATATGTATCTGCTGCTACTTGTTGTTGTTGTTTTCTATATTCTTGTTCTTGCAATTGAGCAATAACAATTTTTTCTTGCATTTGATCCAACTTTGGTTTGAATTGTTTAGCTTTCTTTTCTAAAACTCCAATATCTTTCCAAGTTGTAAGTTCTTCATCAATCTCATCAGTTGTACCAAAGTTACTTGCTTGTAAATATGAACGAACAATTTGTTCTTGATCATACTCATCTGAAGGATCTAATTCTCTAACTTGTTCTGTAGCAGCTAAAGCTTGAAATAAACCTTTAAGATCTTGTCCTCCATCTGCTACATATTTAGCAGCATATTGAAGTTCTTCTGGAAGACTTTGAAAAAACTCAGCAGGAGTTGATGCAGCCACTTCATTTTTAATGTTGCTAACATTAGCTTGCCAAAGTTCTTCAACATCTTTTTCAGCAAGTCCACTTAAATAATCATCAAGTGATTGTTTGTTTTCATCATAGTCATCAAATGCAAACATTTCATTTGACTCTATTCTTTTCTTTAAAAATTCTACTAGTCCAGACTTTTCTGTCCTTGGTCTTCCTTTTTTAGGTTCATCATCAAACTCAGGTACTACACCTTCATCTAAGATTTCATTTAATGCTTCTTTTAATTCAGGTTTACTATCTACATTATTTGTAGTTGAATTAAAAGTACTAACATTATCAACTTTAGGATCATTATCTAAAAAATCTAAGTTAGTTTGTTTTTTACTAAAGATATTAGCTTTAATTTCTGTAGGAGCATCTGTTGGAGTAACTATGTTACTTGCTGCAGGAGCTCCGTCAAATAAACTATCAATATCTAAATCTACTTGTTGTACAGATGTTTGTACATTTTGATTATCAGCCATATTTGTTTGGTTTTTTATGTGTATCTCTACATTATTAATATACAACTTAAACTCTAAAAATTTATAAGTTAATATCTAAGGTGTGGACTATATAGCTATAACTTATTTTTTCTTTTCTTTAGGTTTTGGTGCATCATATTTATTCTTATTTTCTACAGCTATTTGAAGTTGTTTGTCTGCTATAGTTTGTTGAGCTTGTAACTTTTCTCTTTCTATATTATGTTTGTCTGTAGTTTGAGCAGTTCTATTTATTTCTTGCTCTCTTTTAAAATTCATAGTTTGTTGATATTCATCCTGCTTTCTAATATTATTCATAGCATCTTGATAATCAGATTGTTGATTTTGGTTAATATCAACCTGAGCACCATATCCAGCAGCTCTAATTTCAGCTTCAGTGATTTTAGTTTGTCTATCTTTAGCAGACTCTTCAGCTTTAAATTGATTAGCAGCTTGTAATTGTTGTTGAGCAGCTTGAATTTGTTCTTGTTGCATTTGTTGCTGATGCTGTTGTTCTTCTTGTCTTTGAGCATTAACTTTTTCTTCAGAAGCTTTAAGAACACCAGTAAGTTCAGCAATTGATTCTGATTTAATTATATTACCAAGATCATATATAGAAGCACCAGTGGCATTATTATTAAGTGCCAACTGTTTAAGTTGCTCCATCATTGCACGAGAATTTGTTTTAGTTGTACAGAATATATTCATATCTCTAAGAAGAAGATCAGTTCCATTCATTTGAAAATTAATTTTTTCATCAGCTCCTGTAATATACTGAAGACGAAGACTAGGTTTTTTAGAATGATAATACTGAGCAAGATCAGTTCTCATTTGATGTACTCTAGGCATTAAATTATCACTATGCTGTATAAAGTATTGTTCTGTCTGTGCATAAGAAGCATTAGCAGCTTGTTCTACACCGGTAGCAGTTTGCTGTTGAGATATCTGCATACCCATACGTTGTTGATTAAGTCCTATTACTTCAAAAGCTTGAGTTTTAAAATACGTACCTAATTGTATTCTAGAAAGCAAACGTTGTGTTTGTTCTAGATTTAACACTTGATAGTGTTGAAAATTAAGAGCATTCTCAGTGTTAGTTATAGAAGTATCTAACGGTAACATTTGAAAATTCTTCATAGCAACATAGGCTTTAGCCAGATTATTTTTACCCCAGTCTTCTCCCAATGAGTGACGTGGTAAAGCATTCTGGTCTAACATGATAACCGTGCCTAGCTCATCTACGAGAATATCTGCAATTTGGTTATTCACTATATTATAGCCTATTTGATATGGTTTCATTAGATCTACTAATGAAACAGAACGTGTATTTCTATCTCCAAACACTGATCCTTCTACAGGAAGTTTACATCCATAAATAGTAGCATCTCCTTTAAATTGAAATGGAACTCTACCTGGACGACCACCATTTAGTCCTAAATAAATAGGATTGATACCTCCTGGGTTATTCATACCCCAGAAAGCTGGACGGTTAGGTCCTATTTTAACTCCACCCCATACCTCATTAATCCAAATCCAATCTATATGTTCACCAAAAGCTAAATTATCTTTTGTTTTTTCTTTCCAAATAGATGTATCATATTCTGGTTTATCAGTTATTTTATATTCTTCTGATATTATATCTTGAATAATATCTCCATTTTGAGTTATTTTTGTAAGATGTCCAACTTTTCTTTGACTTTTCCAATAGATTGTTGAAACCCTGAGCATGTAACTTTTACCAAAGTCTTGCAAGTCTTCTGAGTCAGATAGTATCCATTGTACAATATCTCCAAATTGACTTCCGGCATCATACAAAGAAGTAAATTGTCTATAAGCCAAAGAAGGCATTTGAGTGTTCCATTCATGAGATCTAGTAGGGTCATAGTATGTTCCGTCATTTTGATATCCTTGTATTGCATATCCAGCAGAACGTGCCGGATATATTGCTTCTAAAGCTTCTAATTGTTCTTCAGTCATCATCCATCCAAACTTATCTACAACATCTGATATAGACATCATATCAAGTTTACCCACCCAATTACCCTGAGATATATAACGTACATCTGGACTCTTATGATAGAATGTAAGTAGGGGATTCCATAGTTCAACATCATAGTCATCTTCCATCATACTAAAATGCCAAAACTCTCTATCAGTAATTAACATATCACGAAAAGCTCTTTCTTCTAGCTCTTGCATTTTAAATCTTTCCTCATCTACAGACATTTGATGGGTGGCCCATTCTTCAACCATAGATCTATAATCTTTTTTAAAGAAAGCTTCTATTTCAGGAAGAGTTTTAAGTGCTTCAGGAGACATTTGTTTTTTGGCATCTTCACTATTAGGATCAAGTCCCATTTCAGCCATAATAGCCATTTGTTTTTGTTCAGCTTGTTGCATCAATGTTTTTTCAATCATTGATCTTTTTTCTTCTAACATTTCATTATATGACATGTCATCTACAGCTCTAAACATCACTCTAGATGATCTCTTAGAAAATTCATTAGTAAGAACATTAATTACATTAGGAATAATAGGATAGAACTTAAGCTCAAATGCAGATACATCTTCTTTAGTGAGTGTATCTATTAAATCACCCATCTCATTATCTTCCTCCACTATATAATCTTGCTTATCTATAATACCCTTAGCTAGTTTATAGTTTTTCATTAGACGTCTAGCATTACGTCTAAGTTGTTTCATGCCTTGAAACTCTAACCAGTCAAGGTTCCATGCCCTCCACTGATCATCTTTTTCTTTTTCAGAAACAAACTGAAACGGTTGTATAAGAGTACCCATCTTGTTGTACTCTACTTTAGCTCCAGCTTTTAATTGTAAGGCATTATATATTTGCATGATAATTAATTAGTTAAAGTGATAGGAGCATCTGAACTAAGGTATGTTACTGTTATACTAGTAGTTCCTGCAGCAGTTGTTGATGTTGTACATGAATAAATGCCGGCATTTAAATCTGAAATTGTAATTGTTGTTACCATTTTATCTTATATTTTTAAAAGCATTACGAGAAGGTCTGGTCATACCATTATTTTTACCAGAACTACCAATATGCCTAAAAGGACTATAATTTAATTTACTAAATTTTTGTGAGTTATCCAAGTTTTTATTTGTAACTTCTATACGTTTAGATAATCCTCTATTAGATTGCTGTACCTTGGCAAAAGCTACAAGTGAACAGAATGCTACCAATCTATCCACGTTTAATCCTTCTTGGTAAGCTTGCATTTCTTTTAAAAGCATTGGATCAGGAATTCTTTCCACCCCATATATAACTTTAGTAATGGTACCATCTACATCTGTTTCCTGATCTATTTCTTCTTGTAAGAACTCAATACCATATGATAACAAGTTTCCTTTAAAAAGAGTTCCTACGTTTTTCCATCCATATTCTTGGAATACATTTCGGTTAGCTCCAATATCTTTTAAAAATAAAATCATATCTTTAGGAACTAAGTATCTTTGTTTCTTCTTAGATATCATGTATTGAATAAATAAAGCTACGTTATTCTCCACTAAAGCCCAGGCATTATACCATTCAATCATTATCTCTAGACGTTCATGAGTTTTATTAATATCATCAAACCTACCACACCATGAAGCAACTATAGCATCTCTTTCAATAGAGTTTTCAACTTTACCATTTCCCTCATCTTTTATAACTTCTACTGAGTTTTTAAGAATGTATATACTACATAATGAATCAGATGTAGTTGTTTTACCTTCTCCTACAGGATCAATTGATGCATAGTACATACCAAATGTCGGATTTTTACAAGGACGTTCATATACACATATTACTCCTTCTTTATCATCAGACTTTCTACTTATAGGAAACTCCCTAATTGGAGCTTTTCTAGAAACCTTATCTACAATTTTACCTTCAGCATCTCTTGTAAGTTCCAGATATTCAACAGGATATGCTTTATCTTCTATACGTTGTAATTGTTTAGAAACAAGATGAGGAGGAAATACAGATTCTTTTCTAGTAGCAAATGCTTCCTCTATGCATGTTGGTTTCTGAGATATACGAAGTTGGTATTGATCAGGAGGAAGATCTTTATACCATTGTTTACGTTCTTCAAATATAGCTTCTAAAGCTTCTTTAACTAAAGAGTTACCAGCTTCATCTATATAAGGAGGCATTGACCACTGCTCTGGTATAAACAAACCAGTTTCTCCTATAGTGCCTTTTTTATCTAATAAATTACTTGTAATAGCAAACATCCCATATCTATTAGGATGTAGTATCATATCTTTTAAAGGTTGGCATTGTTCAAGATCACCTACAGAACCAGCTGCTATAAACGTACCTGTAGTCACCATACCAGATTGCATAGCTGGTCTCATGAACTCATATGTATCCATCATCTTAGGAGCAATACCTGCCTCCTCATGAAAGAAGTATGTTACAGGTCCACCCACACCATTAGTTGGATCTTTCTCAAATGATGTACCTGTAATGATAGATTTATTACCCCTGTAGGTATCTCTTCCTCCAATCCTGACCTTTATTCTTTGTTGCCATGAGAATATCTTATCAGGTTCAGATGGTCTGTACCAGGCTGTATGTTCGTTAAGGAAATTTCTATATTCATTAAGCATCCTCCAAGATCCTTTCTCAGAAATATAATCTTTAAGACTAGCTCCTATTTTATTTACAGAACCTTCTTCAAACCAATAAGCATTGATTAGTTTGGCCATGTGAAAATAAGAAGAAGCTATCTGACGTTTCTTTAGAATAGGAAGATGTTTATAATATAGTTCACCAAGACATTCGTACAAAGCCATATGATACTGAGCATCTCTCACTTTAGCAAAGTCAAAACGTTTTTCTTCTTTGTCATAAATTGGTAAAAAGTTAAGCCACATGTAATAGTCTCTAGTGACATACCATGTTTTTTCTTCTTCTTTATAAATAACTCCCCATCTACATTTAGATTTTTGTTCATCCCAATAAGCCATAAAGTCTTTACTCTTTAATGGAGCTTGACAATAATATCCTTGTTTTTGAAATTTTCTAGCTTCAATATTAAATTGCTTAGATATTTCCACAGTTAGACCATATCCCTCATCAGGACCGGCATCTTTAAATATAGAACGTATAAAATCAATAAACTCTTCACGTGTATAAAATGTTGTTAGATCCCACACACCATTATCATAAGTAGGTATTTCTATATAGTAATTACTTAATTTATTCACGTGTAGTATTTACTAAAGTTTCCATTATTTCTGACATCATATCATTAATTTTTTGATTATAATGTTTAGTAAAAGATTCAAATTCAGGATTTGTTTTTGTTAATTCTTCTAATTTAGAAGATCCTTCGTTAAGTTTATTTAAAAATAAATTAATAGGTACTTCTCCTTTTTTTAATGATTCTGCAACATCTTTCAAAAAAATTTTTTCTTCTTCTGTTTTAAATGATTCATCATTTAACATCTCATTTAATTTTTCATCAATGTTTATTTCTTCTGCTTCTTTTTTAATTTTTTCTGACATAGTATTTATTTTTTGGTTATTGATCGTAAGCTAAGTTTTTTGTAGTTCAACAACAACCACTACCTGGTTTACAAGAAGTATTTTTTATTTTTGTAGTAGGTATACCACAATGATCTTTAGCTAAACAATCTGTTTGTTTTGCAGTTAATAAAAAATTATCTCCATTAAAATCTAAACCAAATCTATTTATTGTTTCTGCTTGATATTCTATTTCAACATTTAAATCTTCATTACCAAAAAGTGGTTGTGCAGATATAATAATATTTTGAAGTTTTTGTGGTTCAAGTCTGTGTTCAAAATCATCTGCCACCCATAATTGAAGACTAACATTTTTTTCCATTCTAATAGTTCCTCCACAATCTATAAAATGTTTTGTATTTAAACCAGCTTCAGTAATGTGAAAATGCCTTGGCACAAAATTACCATTTGGTTGAATAAAGTTTAATTGAGATATACTCTTTAAATGTTGTTTAAATTCTGATAATTTCATTTTTAGTTTTTATAATTTATAATTATTGATCGTAAGCTAAATTTTGTCCTCCTCTCACTGAACTTTGTTGTTCTTCCATAAGATCTTTATACACTCCTTTAAATGATTGTCTTACATCATCATACTTTTCTGCCATTCTAAGAAGAGCAGAAGAAGATCCATCTCTACCAAATGTAAGAGTTTCAGTTGCTAAACTTTTACCCATATTATCTAAAAATATTTTTATACCTTGGTATGCTCTATATGTAGGAGTTTGATACATTTTCTCACATAACTTTAAAGCATTAGATATAAGTTCATCATCAAGACTAAAATCAGCATTCACTTCTTTCAGGATAATATGTTCCTTGTCTTCTTCTGGTACATCAAAGAAAGGATTCATATCTGGGTTGGGACAAGTCATGTAGAATAAATAAGAGTATATCTGTAAATATTCATCTGGATATTCATCCATTATATCTTTAAGAAACTTTAATGTATAACAATGTTCACTAGGAATCACTTTACCATTTTGTACATCAAATAATCTTATCATTATTCATATTTTTTTTAAAAAGTCCATATTACGTTTTGCTCCTTTAGGCCATCTACTTATCTTTGGTTTCCATTCTTCTGGAATTGGTGGTGTTAAACTTTCTCCTGTTGTAGGATTACCATACACTATTAAATCATTTTGATCTACAGTGCGTATAAGTCCTGTATGATATATACGTACAACAAACTGAGGATTAGATGTTACACTTCCACCAATCATAAACATTACAAGACAATCTCCAAGTTGTTTTGCATAAGCATCAAATGGATTATGCAATTCATGTATTGTTTGAGTGATCATAGTTTTTCTTTTGTTTGTCTTAATAAATCTCTACCTCCATTTCTAGATAATCCTCTAAGAACAGATTGGTTTTTTAATTCATCATTGTGTATCCACGTATGCCTATTAAAATGTTTTTCTTTTTCTGTTAAATAACATTTTCTTGCTCTTTCTTGTAGGTCAAGAGTTCCCATTTCAAATTGATCTAGTAACTCTGATAATAGTGGAATGTTGTTAGTTTGATTCTCCATCTTTAAGTTTTTTTAGTTTAACAGTATATGTTTCAACTCCTTCTTGGTCTTCTATCCAATCTTTCCAAGAATAATCATAATCAATCTGTCCTATTCTATTTTGCTTAAGGTCTTTTTTAAATGACTTAAAAAAATCCCACCATCTAATTTTTTTACATGGTTTAGGATCTTTAAGAGTACATAAGAACTTTTCAAGATCTTCTTTTTCTTCTTTTTTAGCTAAGAACTTTTTAATAATGTTCATTACTATTTAGCTTTTATTTTATGTTTATTATCTTCTAACCAATGAATTAGATCTATTGCTTCCTTTTTTAAATAAGGTAGGTCATATTGTACTACATCTGTGACAATAGGATTACCATAAGTATCAAGAGCAGATATAGGATTGTCAAACCTATCCCGTCCTGCCTCCTCAAACAATATGTGATGAATTGTAAGAATACCTGGAATAAGCCTAGGATTATGCTTAAGAATAATAAACAAATACATACTAAGCTGGAGAGCATAGTGATTAAGGTGGCAATCATCAAGATGAGCCACAGGAGAAGACATCTTTTGAGAGATACCTTCCCAGTTAGTAAATCCTTCAACTTTAATTTCTTTATTAGTTTTATAATCAGTGATGTGCACTTTACCATCTATCACTTCTACAAGATCTGACTGCCCACATATACCGGCAGATTTAAAATAGACCATATGTTCTGGATAGACACCATTAGTAAGTTTTTGATTAGGGGAATGTTTAACTCCATCAATTTCAATAGGTTTAAATATAGGAACTGTAGTTCCATGTCTTTCCATATTATCATGTCCACAAATATCATTTTCTCTTTGATTATGATACCATGTACCAAGATCTGTAGCACGTTTAGCTTCTGACTTCCAAGCTTCTTTAATTTCTGTAGGTGTCATTCCATACCACTTACTTTTTTTACTTTTAGCCACTTTAGATGCTATAGTTTCTGCATCAAATGGTTGCTTAAAATTTGATATAAGACTAGTGACACTTAACCAACTTATATCGTCTGCACTTGTGTATTTATGATTATGGGCTGTAAATTTTAATATACTCATAGTCCTAATTTTTCTTTTAGCTGATCTTCTTCTTCTTGTGTAAGTTCTGCTTTCCAATATCCTTTAGGACAATCAGATGATAGAGCTCTTGTCTTTAATGAAAGACTACATCCACATCCTCCTAGTTTTTCATTACAACAAGGCTGTGTTCCTGGAATCATACATCCTACACCCTGCAGATCAAAGAGAGTACACTTATTACAAACTTGCATTCTCTGTTCTGCAATTTCCTCTACATCTTCTTTTTTAAAAATACTATTTGTTAGTCCTTCTAGTATTTGTCCTTTTGACTTCCAGATTTTTATTACATTCGATCTTAGTGACATTGCTACGTTTTTTATGTAGTTTAATAAAATCTTTTCTTTCCTTTTCTTCCTCAATAGTTTTTTTAATTGTTTTCAAATTAAAAAGGTTTTCAACTGTTTTAAATCGTGCAGTCATTTGCTGCATTCCTTTTTGTTTATTATTCTCTTCCCACTTTTCTAACATTCTAATTTTCTCATCTATTTTCCAATGCTTGATTGTAAAATCTCCAAGATTAGTTATATGTAATCTAGGATGCTTTAATGTACCTAAATTTTTTCTAATTTCTTGCCAATAAAATGTAACAATATCTTCTACAGTTTTTTCTGATATTGATAGCTCATTGGCAACCTGTGGTATAAACTCTTTAGCTTTCTTTGGTCTCAACACTTAAAAATTTAAAATCAAGAAAAATGTTTCCTTGTGAATACACTTTAAGATCTGGATTTATAAATATCTTTTTCTTGTTCTTGCCTTCTTTCTTAATCAAGTTTTTCTTTTCAGCTTTAGTGAGACAATTACGTACACTTTGTGTACTAGAAAATATATCTTTAGTATGAGCTTTACTACAAAATGATGTAAGCTCTTGGTCTCCTTCCAGAGCCAAATAAGTTAAACAATCTAAGTCTGCTTCACTAACAGATATTTTATTGAGATAACAATGAGTGAGGATTTGATATTTTACAATATCCCATTTAGTCATCTTCACTCTTTTATTCACTTGGTTTACAATAGCCATTATAATTCTATTTTAAAACTTTTATATTCTTCCTTTGTTCCATTCCAATCTTTATATGTAAGAATTGGTGTGGCTCCAAAGTTTTCAAATATTTTCCAGCTAGGTCCCTTACGGGCTTCTCCTGTTAAAAACTCAAAATCAGAATTTGTCCCCCACTCTATAGCAAGTCTTACAAGTTCATGACCCAACCCTTTACCTTGATGACTTGGTGAGACTGTGAAACTTTCTACATTAAGAATGTTGGTTGAATCCCATGTTAATAAAATCTCACCCACCAAATCTAGTTTATCTCTGAGCCATATACCCTGGAAATTTTTTTCCTCTTGTAACATATACAATTTATATCCAGGTTCCCATCTAAGTTCTTTAGGATGTTCCTTTTCAAACTTTATGGTTTCTTTGTAATCTTTAAGTTTATAAAGGGGGGACATTCTGATTTATTTTTTTAATTTACGTTTAGCTGGAACTGAATCTTTAGCTACTAAAACTTCGTCTCCCACTTTAAATCCTTGTTCAGAAAGTTCTGGATTTTCTTCCATATCTTCTTCTGTTAGATTGTGTGGAACTGCATCAGCAGGTGGTGTGGGATTACTCATCTGAGCAATAAACCCTAAAGCTTTTAACTCTTTAGCTCTTGCTTCTGCTAAATCAGCATTTAAATTCTGAAGTTTTAACTGTACAGCTTTCACTTCAATTTGTTCACTTAAAAACTTAATTACTTCCTCTTTACTTGGAGGAGGAGCCTGTTGCTCGTTTAATTGTTCGTCCATTTTTATTTGTTTTTTTATTGGTTTATAATTCTAAATCTAATGAATTGTCATCTGACAAAGTTTCCAAATTGTATTCTTTTAATAAATTAAAGAACTCTCTATATGGAGTGTCTATTATATAGGCATCCCCCGTGTTGGTAAATATTGTTGTACACCCGTATGTAGCCATACCTACATCTTCTGATGTTAGCTTAGCTGCATCCACCATAGACATATTAAATATAAAGGGCATCCATTTACCTGTGTCTTCTATACCTAAAGAATCTATATCTTTAAGATCCATAGTGTGACAATTAAGATTGCATTCGTGTAACATATTATATATTGGTTTGTGGTTTATGTGATCTATGATATTCTGTGTAATTGGTATACTTACTTCTATTAGTGGCTTTAATCATCTGCATAGCTATCATCCTTTCAACTATACCGTCCCTAACATCTATAATGGGCACTTGTACCTTTTGTCCATACTTGTTGGTTGTTTCCCTGTAATAAGATTTCTCATGTAATGTAATGCTCATACTATAATATACTTTAAATGTTTAAACTTAACAAATTTAATAATTTTAAATTTATAACTCATTGATAAGTTATCCCCCCTATGTTAATATCCCTTGGTGTACCCCCGTGGTCCGTGTTTGAGGATGTAGGTACCTTCTAACCAGCAGGCCCCGGCCAACATACAGCAGGGTGGGTACCCCCATAAAACTACAGGACACTTTAAAAATACAGGGAAAAAAAAGAATGCTTATCTTTCTACCAAGGAGAAGGTAGACATGGTAGAAGACAAGACAACAAGGTCTATCATCTATGTTATCTATGTTATCTATCTATCATATATATATACTATATCTATGTATTAGTATTGAACACTCAGCCAGGTCAGCTACACTCTGTATATATATAGGCTCTAATGTCCTTTATTAAATTGGTCAAGATAGGGTAGAAAGACATATAGTCCCTTGAGACCTAAGAGCTGAGAGTAAGACTCAGTTGTCCTGTTACCAACCTACGGTACAGATTAGACATAACAGAAAGGTCAGACCTCAGAGTATAATCTGCTGAGGTCATTTATGTTTTTAACAAATGGTTGGTTCCTTATAGCTTTGGACCGTAATACCACAACAGCCTTAGCCGGCAACAAGACCTCAGTAACCCGTCTATAAACTGCTGTATTTATTTCCTTTATTAATTTAGGATATGGTCACAGGGCTTATTATATAAACCTGTTATAAATAAGAGCACCATATCTATTTACAAAATGTATTTATTTCTTAACTATTAAATTAATTATTATGAAAAAGGTTTTTTATTATTCTATGCTTGTTATAACAGTCATAGGATTTCTTGGATTTATTTATGGAGTATTTGGTAATGGTACTTCTAATACAGCTAGTACATTAGGGTTGATGTTCATCTCCTTAGCAGCTGGAAGTATGGCTCTTATGACAGAACCAAAGGCTACTGTTAAACAGGAAACCTATGGTCTTAGTATGCTTATACTTATTAGTATAGCAGTCATAGTAATACTCTTTGCATCATCTTGTAGTAAGCAAGGCTATGGTTGTAAAGGCAACCAGAGTTGGAAGCAAATGACTAAAAGGATAAACAATGGGTATTAACCCGTTGTTTATTATCCTTTATCAAATTGGTATTTTTCCATCAGCCTATCGGCTGAACACCTTTATAAAATCAAGAATATTAGTAGTATGTAATATTATATTAATTATAGTTTATTAATTCCTTTATCAATTTAGTATTAATTTTTTTTAACCTTAAATTATTTATTATGCTTACTTATTTTTTTAACATTGAACTTGTATCTATCAATCCGTCTTCTGAAAACGGAAATGTTGATATTGACACGGATACCGTGGAAATAAAAGCAGTTGATGAAAAAATAGCTGAAGAGCTATTAAGAGACAAGTTCAACATTTCTTCAGAATTCTTTAGTCAATCTGTCCACAGATTAGAATTTATTGGAACTCTTGAAGACGAAACCTTTTAGGTTAAGAACCCCGAAACAGAAATATCTGTTAGGGGTTCTTTATAATTTATTATTATCCTTTTTTATATTGGTATTTTATTCTTAATCATTAAAACAATTTGTTATGTTAACAAACAAAATCTCTCTTGAAGCCCTAAAACTTGCAGGCTTTAAGAACCCAACTGCCATTGCAGAAATTATTTCTTATGTTCCAAACCCGAATGTAGCTTTAGAAATGCTATTAGGTATTCACGAACCACTTAGTGTTGATTATGCTAATAGGTTCAGAAGTTACAGGAACAGCAACTACAATGACCTTGTAGAAATCATTAGCTATGATGAGTTAGCCAATAAGATTATGTACAAGAAGTACACTCAGAGAACTCAGCAGTTATGGTTTGTTACAGCAGAAGATTACAAAAACCAAGTTAACGGTTTAGCTGTTAGACCTGTCACTTACCACGATTACAGGTATGTACCAACAACAGGCTTCACTGAAACAGAACAATCTGATAACATTGACAGCTTTGGTTGGACTACACTAATCTCTAACCAAGATGCATTTGATATGCTAACACGTTGGGAAAATTGGGGAGTATTCAGAATTAAAGAGGAAGAAGTTCCTGATAATTTTGAAATGATGGCTTAATTATTTGAAGAACCTTACAGAAATGTAGGGTTCTTTTTTTACCAAGTTTATTATTCTTCCATTCGGCAAGCCGAAACACCTTTATAAAATTAGCAGTAATATATATATGCTGCTTTTTATTAATTCCAATGTATAATATCCTTTATTAAATTAGTATTTTTATTTTTTATTTTTTAACACTTAAACTCTATTAAAAATGAGCAGTTCAAAATTAACAATCGTTTCAGTTGACAATTTTTGTCAGCAAATGGGTAACACCGAGTATGTAATTTTTACTTGTCTTACAGACAAACAACAAGAACTTTCTGTTGCCGTAAGTTACAATGCATTACTAAGCCGTGGTGTAAAAATTGATTTAATAGACAGTATTATTGGTAGCACCTTAATAGCTAACGATGATACTAATATTAAAACATTAGAATTCATTACAGGTACAGATAGAGTGCAAGGTATTGTTGACGGCACTCTAATCAACAATGATCCCGACAGTAAAAGGTTTGGGGAACCTATTACAATTTTATTGCTTAATAAAGCAAATTCTACTTTGATAAAGTGTTCCACCTATATGGCAGACACTAAGGATTTAGTCTCTACCACACAGGCTAAAGTCATTGTAGAACAAACTAAAGAAAAAGTCCTAAATGCTGAGAGAAGAAAGCACGATAGACTAAGAGCAAGAGCTTCAGCCACTCCTGTTGTACTTACAGAAAAAGTTAAAGACGCTGAACTTGAAACAAACGACTTACCGTTTGAAGATTAATGTATTCAATGCCTATCACTCTAACAAAGTGGTAGGCATTTTATATTTAATACAGCACACAGAAAGTTCTTTGAACTTACGGACAGCCTTTCAGGCTTCTACCAAGAGAGTACGTGTGCCGTGTGTTGTGTATAGTGTTCCACGTGAAACATATATCAGAAGGTGTTAGCATAAGCAAAGTGTGGAAACTGGATAGTTTGTGGACATAACATCTTCTTTTTTTATTAATCAAACCTTTGTAACTAATTAATAATCAAGGGAGTGTGTAAAAGCCAGGCAACACACAGCCTATAACATCATCTAAACAGCTATTGACTATTCTATATAATAACATACGGATTAAATAGCTATAATGTACCACAACTCACTTCCCAAGGCATAGCAGTTGTAATACATAGGCATAAGACTACAGTTGTAGTTATAAATCCATACAGAGTTTAATTAACTCCAAGGTGGTATAGTTATGTCTTGTATGCTAACACTTCAATCATTTAGCTAATGATTTGTGGAAACCACTATACATTTGGCTTGTTAATAGAAATCCTGTTATGGGTATTCTTACTGAACCTTCATATAAAAAAGTCTTTAGACTTGTAGGTTGTGTAAAAGTAACAATGTATGTGTATTACAACTGAGTGCAGAGGGGATTACAAAAAACTTAACTCTTTCCAAGATGTTGAGGACACCAAGTTTCTTTGAGAAGAACAAATTCCATTCAAGTAAATGGACCAGGGCAGATGCAATAACTCAAAGTTTTAGGTGTAAAACACAAACAATTAATTAATAATTTAACAAGCAACTGGCAAGTTGTAATAATATGCAAAACAAAATGATAGTACAACATCCAAATGGCAACTCTTATCTATTTATAGATAATCGAGTATTTGTTTCAGCCTATAATGAAACAACAAAATCAGTAATAAGTGTTGAATTAGATTTATCTTTACCTTTAAATGATTGGGAAAAAGAGCAAATTAAATTACACATTGGAGATATAATACCTGATAGTTATATCTATAAAGTTGTAATTCATAGTTATGGTTCACATAGTTGTATTTCATATAATAATCTAAAAAATGCTTTAGATTGTGCAAATGAATATTGTGAAGATAATGGATTTGCTAATTTATTTACAAATAACCCAAATGTAAATACTGTACTTAGTGGTGGAACAGTTTATTATTTAGAAGATTTTGATAAATTAGTTTATCCATATAATTTATATGATTGTAAAATTCTTTGTAATTCTCATTCTACTTTAATGATGCAATGTTATGAAGATTTACAAAACGAATGTGAGCTTAATGGTTTAGAAAATCAGACTTATGAAGGATAAAGTTTACTGGAAACAACGTAATGGTGTATTAATATCTATAGATGATATGGATATTAATCACCTTCGTAATACTCTTAAAATGATTGTGAACAATAGTAACAAGCATAAAAAGAAGCAAGAGTTTAAACTCAATGGAGATATGGCTCAAGAGTTTAATAACTCTTTTGATGATTACTCTTTGTTAATACCAGAGTATTAGATTACATATTTATTTCACACATTAAACAATTATATTATGGGAAGCGTATTAGACTTTATTGAATGTCCAAATTGTAAGCAAGAAGCATCAGATGACTTCTATTACAAAACAGGTGAAGAATATATTAATTGTGGTAACTGTGGTTATCATAAATCAGCAACTATTGTTAATAGAGATAAGAAATTATCTGAATTAACAGAAGAAGACTGGAAAGTTGTAGAACTTAAGAATCCTTATGGTGCTTATAGAATTAAATACTATGACTCTGTAGCAACACAATGTGGTTCATTAGCAGACAAAAAAGACTATGATATATTAGTATCAGAAATCATTTCTTTTTCAAATCAAGAAAATAAAATAGAGCATTGCTATATCTCAAGATTAATTAACAAAGATATTGTTACAGAAAATATTATTGATAATGGCCCTGAAGTAGATTCATCTGGATATACAGCAGAAGATAGACAGAATGAATCTGACCTTAATGCTCTGGAAAATCAAGGTGATGAGTGCTAATTTTATTTATTTCACAAATTTAAATCATTAAACAATGAAAATTATTTTATTTATTCTTATTTTTAGCTCATGTTA